CGGCTTGCTCACCGGTACCGATCAATTCAATCTTGAGTCTTGAAAAAGTACTAGCCATGTTTTTTCCTTACGCTGCTTGAACGTCAACCCATGCCGGATTTTGGTAATTATTGATTACCGCCCAGTTAGGGTCTTGGTAATTATTAATCACAGTCCATCCGCCTATTAATACTGAGCCTACTTGCCCTGTTCCAGATACCCCTGTAACTGTTACGCTGTCGTCCGTTTTAACTACAACGGTACCGATTATCCCTAATCCAGAAACGCCATTCGGAGTTTCTTCAATGACCCGTGAAACAGTTCCAACAGCACCTGTTCCTGCAACCCCGTTAACGTCAATCGCGGTTCCAAAGAACGGAGTTACTTGTCCTACAGCACCTGTTCCCTCAACGCCAGTGACAGCATAAATTGAGGTTATTGAAAACGCAACCGCACCTATCGCTCCAGTGCCATCTACCCCTACTGCGGTGATGCTCACTTGAGGTATTACATTCTCAATTGCACCTGTCCCAGATACCCCTGTGACAGTAATAACCCGGCCGGTTGAAATCACTACGTTTTCAACTGCGCCGATACCCTCTACCCCAATAGGTATAACGATATCATCGACTTGCACAGAGAAGTTGCCAATTTGGCCTACTCCCTGTACGCCCGATGGGGCGAAAGTCAAGAGCGGCGTAATCGTGCCGACCTGCCCTGTTCCTTCTATCCCAGTGGGTACTACAACATCTTCAGTTGTTGTAGTTACATCCCCTACCGCCCCCGCTCCGGAAACCCCGGTAATAGATGGTGCAACAACTGTAGTAACACTTCCTACATCACCTGTCCCCGATACGCCTGTCGGGATAACAACGGTGGCCTCAATAATGCCACCCCAACTAACACCACTATCGCCCCACGCACCAATTCCCCAGCCTGATATGTTGGTGTCCGGGATGCCACCCCAAGTAGCATCCCCCCATGCACCTTCATCCCAAGCCTTGACAAGATTTGGCACATTCTTTTCCTATCAGGCGATACGAATAATTGCAGTAGAAGCAGCAGCCGCCGGGAACTGGATTTGAAAATCGCCAGAACTTACCTGCTGATCTCCGCCAAAACTTAAAACAGCACACGCGCGTCCTGACGTACCACCGACTGTGGAAGAGTTATAAATCAGACCACCACAAGTAGTAAACGTAGCCGCTGACCAAGTCGTGTTGTCAAAGTCACAGATTGCCGTTGTGCCATCCGAAGTCGGAGTAATCGAAGTTAATGTATTGCCACCAGTGGTATACCCACTTCCACTGCCTAGCTCATCTGAGCCAAGGTCGCTGTAGTTGGTAGTCGCTGCACCAAAGGTGCCACTTCCAGACGCTGTTGCTTTTAACAACGCCAGCTTAAATGTATTACCAGTAGATGCCGTGAAATCATGAAAGGCTCTAAGCACAGAAACCTTAAACGATGTCGGCATTGCAGTGGTTATAGTGATAGGCATATCAATTCTCCAAAAGTTTTACCAATTCAGGATGCCCCGATTCACGGAGTCGATTTGCTAATGTGGTGTTATGCGAAGTTACCGCCTGACGCATATACCGCACCAATACCTCACGTATTTGGGTCTTAAACGCCTCTGCCTGATCACGTATGACCGGGTGAGAACTTTCCCCAATGTATACAATTTTTTCTAACGCCATTTCGGCAACCTCTTCCGGAGTAAATCCTCGCCCCGAAACGGCTACCGCTTTAATATCCCCTAGTAACACACCGCCACCTATCATGCAGGAAACTCCTGTTTTTAATTAAAGCGAAAAATCGCTGTTGTGGCCGTATTTGACGGCATTCTGATCGTAAAGTTTTGGTTGTTACAGGTCTGATTCGTACCAAAATCCAACACAGCTACAGAAGTGTTGCTTTGAGACGTGTTGTAAATGAGCGCTCCTCTTGCAGTAAAAGAAGCCCCCGGCCACGATACATCAGAAAAATCTATGTAAGCAGTGCCTCCGGAAAAACCGATAGTGGCGTTCTGCAATGGTTTCCCGCCAGCGGTATAACCTGTCCCAGATACTTCGTTTGTTGTCGAATATGCCGTCGTTGAAGCGCCCAGTGTCGCGAGGTCTGTATACAATGCAATATACAAAGTATCTCCCACCAAGTCCTGATTACCTTGCAGGACTTGTTGCTTAAAAGAGTTTGTATATGTTTGCGTAAAACTCATCAGGTCACCATGTACTTCACTTGTCCATCCCTATATGCATCACCACGCTCAAGGCCATCGCCCAGCCGCTTGAGTTGCGCCAATGCGTCCTGAAACTTTTTCTCGTAATACGCCATCATGTCCTGCTCTCCCTTTAGGTAGATATTTGCCTCTACCAAAGACCCATACAACAAGGCAGGATCATAGTTATCTCCTAGCCATGTTTGTCCGTCCGGGGCTGTCGTGATTGATTCTGGATAGTAGTAATAATGTAGCTCCATCCCATATGCAGCAGCAGGCGTAGGACCAAAAATAAACGCCAACTCATCCGATATCACACTGCTTTGAACCGAAGGACCAAAAATTGCGTAGTATTTTGGCACCCCAGTAGATGTCGGAGTAGGATAAATCTCACGAATGAAGTTTACGTCCTTGTTCTGCAGATACACATATTCTCCGTCCGGCTTAATCACTGCAAGAGAGAATACGGAAAGAAAATCCGAAGGGCATTGAACGTACTTGTTACTAGCCGCCATTGTTCCCGTGACATTTTTGCGTAAGGCCGCAAGCTGCACAGTGTTATAAATACGTTTTTCAGCCTGCTTGATAAACGTGTTTACCACCCCAGAAGCAAAGGTGTTCTCGGTGTAATCCTCTATCGCAGCAAAAAGTTCCGTGTAGTTCATGTGATTTCTACCGTAACACTGCCTAAACTAAATCCGCCAATTAATGCCTGTGCTACAGGAGAAGGTTGCATCCCAATTGATTCAAACAACGAATCTCCGGGGGCTCCTGCAAAAACAGTCACCGTTGAAACACTTTCTGGACGCGGTTCATAAATAGCTATCGGCTCATTAATCCCGCGCTTCGGCTCAAGTTGTGGGTGCTTTGGTTCGTAGCACTCCTGACAAACTTTAAACCCCGTCCATTCCTTCTTTAATTCTGAATACGGGAACCGTTGGCCACACTGATCACATATGGCTAACGAATATTTGCCAGTTGCATACCCCGCCATCTCAATATCCTAAGTCTGGCGTTAAATACACACTGGCAATATCCCGATCTTCCTGCGCTGCCCGCGCAAACTCTTCTTCATACAACTGCTTCAGCATGACTGTGCGATCTGGGGCCTTTTTTAAAGACAAATAATAGGCTAATCCTGCCGCTAAGCAAGGCAAAAAGCGAAACACTACATCTGCGGTATTCGTATATGCCCCCACATCTTCCATCCGACGAACGGCGTAATAACGGAAGATATATGGCTCCGAATTGTCCGGCGCAGGGTAAACAAAGAGTTTTGGGCTACTTGTACGCTGAACGTAATACTGCGCTGGCCGCGCCTGCGTATTCTTGTCCGGGAGATGGAGATATTCGTTCTGGCTGATTCGGTCAATCGTAATGTCCTGTTGCGTTTGGCCAGAACCTGTACGAATCACCGCAGATAAGACGTTAACGGTGTCAGCAGGCAGCGTGTATTCCGCCTGCCCAAATACCATAGATACCTGCCGTTGCTCAATCGTCCACAGATTGAGTCCTCTATTTGCCCATTCTAGGAACAACAAGTTCAAAGACCGACGAGCGGTCTTCATGTCGTAGCCGTCGCGACCCTCAAGCCCGCAACGCTCATACGCCTCTTCAATCAGGTCATCAAATTCCAGATTGAAGGTGGTTGTTCCAGAGGTTGCCATTTAGCATCCTTTTTTCTTCGCCATGCCGCCAGAAGCATACCGAGTACCTTTTGAGCCACCGAATCTGCCTTGGTTCAACCCCGCTTTGCCACTATGTTTAACGCTTGGCGGTTTGATTTCTTTTACCATCTTGCCAATATCAGGGTCTCTACGACTAGGCGTAACCGCATCACCTACGCGATTAATACTGCCGCCTTTGCCAAAGGTCATGCCCTTGCTGGTTTTACTGAATTTCTTTGCCACTTTGACAGGAATGCCAACTTTTTTCGCAAAAGCCGGGTTATGCGCTGCCGCATCCATCAACTTCTTCTGTTTGGCGCTTTTAGCTGGCATTTTTAGCCTCCATTAGCCGGTCTAACTTCATCTCCAACCGGTCAAGTCTGTCCAATACCCGATTAATATCAGCGTGGACTTCCGCTTTTGTGACGTATTCCTTCGCAATCTCTTCACGAGTGCGATTGAGCAATACCTGCAGCCGATGAACCTCGGCTGACTTTTCTTTCAGAACCCACCCAACCAAGCCAAGGAGGACTGAAAGTACTATGTTCCATACCATGACTTCCATTTCAGCACTTCCACCGTTTTCTGGCCTGCCGCAACCGACTATTCGGGTCTGCCGCAGCCTTTGGAAACTTCTTCATCTGACCCTCACTACGAGCGCAATAAGACTTCCTTCGCGCCGCACGTGCGGCCGAAGGCTTGTCCTCTGTCACCGCAGTCTGCAACTTACTGCCGGGATTAGCACGACGATAAGCAGTTACCCCCTGCTTCGTCATCCCAGCACCGGACTTAGTCGGGCGAAAATTGCCCGACTTGACCGAAGTTGCAATAGGGTTTTCACGCTTTCTAGGCATGATTAGCAGATACGGGTCTTCTTGCCACGCGCAGCACCATTACCACGGGACTGAACAGTCTCAACCATGCCTCCAGAAGCGTAGCCCATGGCCATCTTCTTGCGAGGGCTGACCATACCGCCTGCGGCATAACCCATCATACCGCCGCCCATTTTTTTCATAGGCTTGGAGTCCATAGACAGCATATCGTCGCCAGCCATGCCTTTTTTGGAGGACTTGGCGTAACTCATGCCCTTATCCATGCTCATACCGGACTTCTTCCGGCGCTTGTTCATTTTCATCATCATGATTTGATCCTTTATGCCCAGAAGAATGTTGCCGAAATGACAGTTGTTAGATCAGCGTATGCCCCGTTCTTAAACAAAATACCGTCCTCCGGTAGTGACATATAGATGGCACTACTGCCAGCAGGAACGTCTATTCTGTAAAGAACGGTGCCACCATTACCATCGGTAATCGATACGGAACCCGTTCCCGCATCAGGAGAGACATACACCGCCTTAATACGGGTACGGCCAGTAAAAATGGCCCCATCCGTCGTGCGATAGGTACTCTGTAAATCGCTCATGTACCCCATGGCGACCTCCTAATTAGGTAGCAGAGAACAGGATCGATGCAGCCAAAGTGCAGAATGCGTATGCAAACCAGCTTGTGCCGTCACTGATCAGTTCTACACGGTCACCTGCAACCGAGGAACTTGCCACAAAGGTAATGGTGTCATCTGCGGTGCCAGTATCACCCGCTGCGCCTGCCGCGTTGTACTGCTGACCTTTGATGATGTTTGCGCCGCCATTGGTTACCACGGTGTAAGCAGTGCCTACCGGAGCAGCTTTAACGATAAAGGTAAAGCGCAGACCGGCTGCTGGGAGCGGAAGCGTAGTTACAAATTCGGTAGCCGAATTCAGGAAAATGGTTTTGCCGCTATCGGCTGCAGTCAAAGTGTTGGCAGCAGTTGCGGTAGATACAGCCGCAGGACCGATAAAACCGTTATCAGAGATCACCGGGCCGGTGAACGTAGTATTCGCCATATTGTCCTCACATGCGAGTTGGGCGTATCCGTCTGCATGTCGTCAGCCGGGTCTGTCGAATACGCCGGGAAGCCCCGGAATACGTGCAATATACACTATTGCCAATAAAAGAAAAGGGGCCAATCGGCCCCTTTTCTCGTTCCCCTAATTAGGCTGGGGTGTAGCCTTCTGAACCCCAAATTGCACGGGGATCGGACCAGCCGAAGCTGTAACGCTCACGGGCCTTGTAACGGACGTTACCGGTATCAAAGTCGCCTTCAAAGGCAGTCTTGATGTCGGAACGCTGGAACATCTTCAGGCCGTTCGGTGCATCGGTCATGAGGAACCATGCGTCCGGATCGGTCAGGAAGTGGTTCACGAAGTAGCCTTCTGGAACCATGCCCATCGACTTGATGGCGTTGATGTCGTTGTCTGCGGTTTCGGTACGCAGGGTCGATTTCATCAGGCGCTCTGCGGTAAATTGCAGTTCCTTCGGAATGATCATGCGGCGAACCGACAGAGCGACCTTCAGGCCACGTTCGTCGGTGAAGCCTGCTACATCGATGATGCCCTGTTCCAACGAGGTCTCATTCAGGTCAGCGGCCGTTGTAGGCACGTTGCTGAAGTTAGGACCAAGTGCGGTTGGGTGTGCGCTGTTACACAGCGAAACGCCGTCACCGCCGTTGTATGGGCCAGTGGTGTTGAACGCGTTGTTCAGCACCGAAGCTGCCTTCACCTGCTTGGTGTAGGACATCGAACGGGCCAGTGCCTTGGTGTAACGCGATGCCAGACGGTCATAGAGGTTATCCTCGATGGCCTCTTCAGTCAGCGCGAACGCCAGTGCAACGGTCTCGTGAGTGTAACGAGCGGTGAACGATTCCTGTGCGGAGTCGTAGTTCACGCCAGCACCTTCGTTTTTCGTCGGTGCCTCACCGAAACCGGTCAGCATAACTTCTTCTTCAAACGCACGATCCGACGACTCAATCGAGAAGATTGCTTCGTGTTCGTTTTCGTAGCGCTTGTACTCCATCCCGAACAGAGCGTTCAGGCCGGGCTCTAGTTCTTTAACTAGTTGCGAACGAGAAATAGCCATGATTTAGCTCCTATTAGGTGGGTGCGACGTTGGCAACACCCTCGCTGCCATACAAATGCTTGTTGATCTTAACAATGACTTGGGTAAAGTTAGAACCCAATTCATTGCTCGGTAGTGTATTCAAACCAACTAGCTTTAGCACCAATCCAGCAGCATTGGTATTAGCAATAGTTGAAGAATCTAATTCAGTGGCTGAGACACCAGTAACAACGCTACCTGCTGTGTAAGCAATAGCAGCATTCTTACCAAAGTCAGCTTGAACGATATCTTCGTCAGCTTGAATGGTGAACAATTGGTTAGGATCGTCAACTACATCAGCCGTGATTTGGCCAGTAGTGATGTTGACGGAACCCGGATAGTAGTTCGACCATGTGGGCTTGCCTGAAGTTGGATCAACGTAGTTACAGCCGTTGAATACACCAACCGCAACAGTGTGCGATGCTGCATCAAATCTAACAACATAACCACCAACAATAGTAACCAAGTCGCCTTGGAAAATTGCGCCCGACTGGTTGTCCGCGATCAGGTAGCCATACTGCTTCTGTGCACCAGTAGCAGATAGGTTACCCATAGGGCGGAGACCATAGGCTTTATCGACGTTTGCCATGAATAGCTCCTAAAGGGTTATATAGTCTTAACGACTACCAAAAGTAGTGCGAGAACTCCTTTCGGGGTTCTGGATACGCATTGTCGAGTGAGCGTTTTCACGCATCAACTCATTGTCCACCGCATGAATCTGATCCCGCGCCTTACCGGCATAGTGTGCATTGCGTTCCGCCAAAGTCTCATCTGGAATACGAGCAAGCAAAAGGCCACCAACAGCTACCACACCAGCGTGTTTACCATCTTCGATAGTAGGCAGGGTGTTGCGGTACTCTTCTGGCAGTTCCTCGTTACGCACCAGTTCATAGCCTTCACGAAGACGGCCATAAACATGCTGCTTGTCCTCAAAACCATTGATCTCCGAACGAATCCAGCGATGCTGAAATCCTTTAGGGGCAGGGGGTGCGTCCAACCGTGATGGAGGAGTCCAAGGCTTGCGACGAGCCTCCTTTTCCCGTGAATTACGGGGGGCGCGGTCGATAGTCATTTTCTCTTGGGTCATTTCTTACTCCTTCACGTATTTGGCATATTCCTCGAGAGGAACACCCAATTTCTTTGCGATAGCAACTTGACTCGGTGTTAATTTCACCGAACGGCGTGCACTACTAACCCCGGAACTTCGGGTCGCAGGAGCAACGGCGGGCACGTTCTGCCGTTGTCTCTGTTGAGTCTGTTGAGCAGGGGCAAACCGGTGTGGAAACTCCTGTCTGATCCTGTTGTCTAATTCAGTATAGTACTCGTCAGATTCCGGGTCAAATCCTTCCTCATCCACCATGGCTGCATGGATACCCCATGCCGCATATGTCATGGTTTTGTCTTTACCGAACCACTCATTTTTCGAGGCCCAATCCTCTGCCTTCATACTTGGAGGGCGTTTGGCAGGGGCGGCTTGTTGAACCGGGGCGGGCTGTGGAGCCGGAGCCTGCGCTTGCTGCTGTTGCTGGTACTGGAGCCATGAATTGACTTGCTGCTGCTCCAATGACAACTGCATCAGCCGCTCTTGAGCTTCTGTCTCAGTATCAATGTCCCCTTCTTCCCGAGCACGGCGAATAATGGCCTTGAGCTGATCTGCCTGCGTGGTTATGCGAGTTTTTGTCTCACTCAACCGATTGGTATCGGTCACCACCAGCTTTTGCTCTAGCTCTTGTGCCTTGGCGTGAACGCTACGGGCATATTCCAGCGCGGCTTGCTCTCTGCGCTCCGCTTCCCGCATTTTTGCTGTCAATTTGGAAATGCGCCTTTGCACATTCTCACTGACGTTATCTAGTTCCTCGCTGTGCTTGCTTTGAGCCGTCTCTGGGGCAGGTTCCGGCTTTGCTGCCGACGGCGCGGGCGATTCTTCTGGCGATTCAAGCTCAGGAACATCAACCAATGTCTCCTGTTCGCCTTCCCCCAAATTAAATTCCAGTTGTGAATCAGGTACGGTATTCGTCATAAGGGCCTCACATGTGCAGAATGTCTTCTGGATTGTTGATGCGGGCGAGAATCTCGTCATCATTCAAGATTCGGATTTCCCCACCGTCTAGACCGATACGCGCACCCGCATAGCGGCCAAAAATTACCCAATCGCCCTTTTGACACCAAGGACCATTAGGAAATTTACCTTCGTCTTTGTAAGCTAGGTCCCCAACAGCCAAAACGTAGCCACAAACCGTGGTCAGTTGCTGTTTTTCGCGGGTTTGATCGGACAGAACAATACCGCCCTTGGTCTTTTCGGCCCCACGGTAGGGGAGAATGACGACACGCCAGCCTGTTGGCTGTGGGACACGGTCCAAGACTGAGCCATCAAGATTTTCGACAGTAAGACTGCCGTCTTCTGAGTAAGCGTCGTCAAGGCTAGGCTCCTTTTCGTCCGCTTCTTTGGCCCATTTTTCTTCTAATGCTGTCAAAGTCATAACATAGTTCCTTATGAGTCAGGATTTTTCTTGAGAAGCGCTAAGATTTCGTTCTCGACGAATTTGTAGCCTTCTATCCTGCCCATCAGGAACTTGTAATGTTCCATGTCCTTGACTCCACCCGAAACAATCATCTCTTCGGACTGTTTTCTTAGGTTTCGGACGGCGTAGAGCACTTTTTCAGTAAACTCAAGCATGGATTACCCCAAGTACGCAGACAGTACAGGCCCTATCTGAAGGCTACATAACAATTATGCATGTGTATTTATAAAAATACACGTGTTTTATGCGATTTTTACCTTTTTAAATGCATCTTTGCGGTAAACATAGGTCACCCGAGGGTCTGACAATGTTTCACGTGGAACATTTTTGCCCCGTTTGGGCATCTGTCCCTTATTTTTCATAAGGTCTTTAGGTTTGCCGCGCATTTCTGCCTCCTTGTTGGGCCATCTTCATGACGTTTTGGTCCATCTTGGCCATAGCCAACGCCTGAGTCTGCTGCAGTTTGGCCTGATCCACCGCCATATCGTTCTGTTCACGCTGCTGGTCAAAGGACAACCGTGCCTGATCTATCTGCGCATTGGTCTGATCACGCTGGGCAGCCTGCGCCAACTCCTGCTTCTTCAACTCAATCAACGGATCAGGCGGTTGCTGGTTGGCTCCAGACAACTCATCCTGCAGTTTCTTGACCTCTTGGAAGAATTCGGCGCACTTCAACGCAATCATCGCCTCACGCTGCAAGGGAGATACCAACTGATCGGGGTCCGTCCCATATTGCTTGAACAATTCCGCCTCGACCCACTCCTCTGCCTTCTTGGTAATGTGATCAAAAATATGCTTTTGCAGAATAATCGCCACATTTGGCATTGCTGCCATCATTGGGGACAGACCAAACATGATATGGCTCATAATATGCGCATCATGCTGCTGGCCCGCAAACGCCTTCAACTGCGAACCATCTAGCGCCTGCGCATTCTCACTGGTTGGGTCCTTCGGCTTATCAATGTCCTGACTGGTCAGCAACCCATCAATATCCCTTACCCCAATGGCCTCATACATGCGGCGATATGCCTCATGCATGTTGTGCATTTGAGGTGCGCTTTGCGCCAACTGCAACTCCGTTTGCGCCATAGTGATGCGCTGGGCGACGGAGAAGATGTTGGGGTCGGACACCGGCAGAATGTCGATACGGTCATCAAAGTCCTTTCGCTTGATCTTCTTCGACTCGCCCGGAACCTCATACGGGTACTCGTCTGGCAGATAATCGGCAAAACCTTTGGCCAACAACTGGAACTCGAGCTTCTGGGAATAATGCAGGCGCTTGTGTATCGCCGACATGACCGACGACCCCTTCTCAAGCAACGCAATCGTCGTCCCTACCGCCGCATTCTGGTTACTGTCGCCTACCTGCAGATCGGTAATTGCCGCCATCCGACGGCCCGCATCCACACAGAAACCCATCAGCGAAAACAGCGTCTGGCTTGGCTCCTTGTACGGCAATGGCAACAATGACTGCGTCAACTCCATACCGCCCGCATCAATGTCACGCCACTCGCCCGGAGAGATCGGCACATCATCGTTCTCAATCCGCGCACCCTTGGCCTTAAAGCCAGCAGGCAAGTTGCTCAAGGTACCCGCATCGGTCAACTGACGCAGTGCCGCCGAAGCCGTCTTCGACAAGCCACCAATCAAATGCAAAAAGCCCAAGCCATAGGCCCCGGGACCCTGCACCAACAAGTAATGGACGTAGTACTCGCAACGCTCTTTGATGTCGTCCTTTTCCTTCCAATTACGACGAACACCAATCACCTTGGCTGACACCTCATCTATCGTCACGATGTACGGTAGCTTGATGCCAGTTGCTTCGCCCTCTTCATCCGTATCCTCAAAGCCCGGCAGATCGTAGTCCACCTGAAACTCCAAGAACATCATCTCTTCTTCGTCCCCCGCAGGAACAACACCCGTGACCTTCCTGTCCTTCTCGTCCTGAATCTTGGTGGTCTCCTGCACGGACGACGGTTCAGCAATATCCAAGTACTGCCCGCGCACAACTGCCTTGCGATAGGAATTGACCGACATAGGAAAGCGGTACGTGATCCGCTCACACTCACTCATGACGGATGAGCCGTTGTACGGGATGTACAAGTTATCCGCTGGGATCATTCTGCTGACCATACGGCCCTTGTCAGCATCGAAGTAAACCTTCTTAAACGCAGAGCCGCCATAGCCAACGTAGAACAGCATCTGATCAAAGTCAGGTGTGTACTCCGGCATCTTGGTCGTGATCTGGTAGTTCATGAACTCCTTCACACGCTGCGCCTGCATCAACTTCTCACGCGTCTCTTTGCCCAAGACTTGTGTACGCACAGGGCCTTCCGCAGGCATCAACTCCTTCAACGCTTGTGCTTGGAACTGCACAATCGCCTCGGACAGCAGTGGGTGATACACGCCACACGCGCCCTTAAATGGCTTGGTGCGCTCCTCCATCGAGAAGCCAAGCAGCTCTAAACCTTTGGCGTATTGCTTTTCCCAATCATCACGAGAAGACTTGTCTGCCTCATACAGCATCATCAAGTCCTGCGACATGGTGCTCAACACGTCTTCCGGCAATACCTCTGCCAAGTTCGCGTCGAACGGAACCTCAGCATCTTCCTCTTCGCCGATGTTGACGACAACACCACCGTCTTCATCAAACTCGATTTCGATCTCAGGTAGAGGACCTTCGCCCTCCATCAGGACTTCCACATCGCCTTCTGGCAGATTTTGTACGCGTTCAATCGGCATTTTGTTTCCTCTTCAGGTAATTCGTATATTCCTGCCACCAATCAATACTTATTCTGTCTTCTTTAGGAAGTGTTTTGCCTTCCCTTGATTTTGTATAAATGTTGACAGGCAAAGCGTCGCTCAGGGCGGTACTGTCACCAATCCGCATGTATTCTTGTGCTTCATCTTTTAAGATCGTATCAAACGCCCTAAACACCGCCTGCTTTTCTTCTGCGTTAGGCGCACTATTAAAAACAGATCTTATTTCACCGATACTTGGCGTTCGATACTGTGCGGCTACATCCATAGAAACAACTGGCCTGTTACCCGCATCTCTAATGGAATAAACTTTGGTGAACCCTTCCAAAAACGCATCTTTGCCGCCAAAACCGTAATCCTTATTGGTCCCGTAATTTCCAATCGAATGCTTCATCGCGGCCCCTTCCAACCTAACCGCAAATGGCGTTTTTATTTGGACTAAGGAAAAGTCACCTAAGTTTGAAATGGGCGCTACGCCTTTATCAAAAAGAGAGGAAGGAACCTTCTTCCCATCTGCTTCTCTCGCAATTGCCGCTTCTTCATTACGGAAGATATCTGTTTTCTGCAATCCTCTTATCAACGCTTCGGGGAAGGACATCCGATCTAAATCATCCACCACCGATGCTAATGCAGGAATTACTGTGTTTGGCTGCATAAACTCCATTTGAGGGTATGCTGTTTCCAAATCGTAGATAGGTTCGCCCTTCATCGCCGCATACATCACGGAAGAAGCCTTCTCAGGCGGTGTTTTTTCTTCCTTCAAAAATTTACGCAATTCTCTTGCTGCATCAGAAGAGCCGTACTCCTTACCTAACTCATTACGCATGACATCATCTATTTTTAAATTGATCTCTTCTGGAGAAGCACCTTCTTTTGCAAGCTTTGCTTTTTCCGCGTTGACTGCATTAATAAACCGGTTAGTTATGTCCGCCTCGGTTTCCGTGCCCGTGGGATTTAATACAAGTGTCCCACGCATTCCTGTTGCTTTGTCATAGGTCTCTTCCAATTTCTCCATCCACTGTGGATAACCCTCACGTGCGTGATGTAACAACGATTTTGGAAATAGCTCAAGATCACTACCAGTTAAAGAAATGCGGCCCTCGAACAACGCTTCTCTTATTTGATCGGTAGGACTAGCAAATCGCTTTGTAAAGAAATCGCGTCCTTTTGTATCAATGAACTCGCTAAGCTTCTTGGCATCTTTGCCTTTTAGTCCTTCCCCACCATATTGTGTCACCCCAGTATGAAGGCGAAGAAGATAATCATCTAGCTTCGACCCCATTCCTGCCGGATACGGAGTACCCCCCGTAGGCTTTACGATGTACATCGGCTTTGCCAATTCCGGTGTGACTCTCTCCAGCATCTCTGCTGCTGTAGGGCCTAACGCCTTACCTGCCTTAGCCGCTGCTTTTGCCACCGGCTTGGCAATGGTTGGATCAATGTAGGTGCCCAACTCAACAAAGCCTTCCGACTCCTTGGTCGGTTTGGTTAGGCGCTGTGGGAGGTACTGTCGCTCGACTTCTTTGCTAGTGGCGAAGCGACGATTCTTATCGTCCCGAAAAATGGACTCAATATCTCCAACCACACCGGGAACAGCAGATACGGACCCACGAGCCAAAGATTCAAGATTGCTCACTCCTTCCCGACCTACGTTCTGGAACAAACGCATCATCTCAGCGGCATTCAAGCCTTGGCGCGTGGTCAGCGCTCTGCGAGTATCTGCCGTGACTGGCCCACTATCTGGCACACCCATCGGGTCAGCAAACATCTCACCGCCCTTAGCCTTCTTTACCGGCTTAGTACGAATCTCTGCTGCCTTTGGGTTGTACGGAATGTCGGGCTGCAACGTATAAGGCGGCAAGTCTCTCGGGTCTAGTCGCGTTTGACGCAAGCCCGTGACTGCGGAATACGCACGGCGGACATCCGGGTCTTCAAACAATGTCTTACGAAGCACAGGGTCCTGCGTTAAATCCACACCAAACGCCTGCTCAATGCCAGCAAGTGTCGCTACCTGCTCATGGAAAGTGTAGTTTCCTACCTTCTTAGGATCAAAGTAAGAGGGCAGCGTCACTCCAAATCTATCTTTTAAGTACGATGCAGAACCTGCCGCATCCTTGACAAATTTTGAACGTAACGCAGACGCAGGCTTTTTAAAGAAGGACCCGATAAAGTCCTCTTCTCTTGCTTGCTTTGCTAGTTGATCAAAGGTTTCGTTAATGTCCCGATTGCCACGGCGCTTCAACAAGTGTTCTGTCTCATGGCCAAGAAGCACCTGACGCTCAAGCTCTTGATTGGGGTTTTCTACCCATCTTTCCGGTGCCCTACGAAATAAAATATCCGAAGCTCTTTTCGAGTATGGTGGGGCAACAAAGACTACATCCTCTACCATCTTCCCCTTACTAGATGGCCGCGCAAACACAAACCCGCCGAGGGTAGTGTCTTGCAATCCTCCTAGCTCAACTACCTTTGCACCGGGAACGCCAGCAAATAACGTGGTTGGTGATTTAGAGGTGATAGGCTGCGGAGTCATGGTGTCGTAGTACACCCCCTCCTCTTGCAGCCCTCCTTTTGTGAGCGGATCAAAGATTTTTTCTTTAAGCATGGCAGGCAAAGGCGCAGGCACTTTAGACTTTTTTGAAGCCTCCAAAAACTTTGCATACTCCGCCGCCGCATTCTCCGGCACCGCGCTCTCACCAAAAGTAGTGGAAAGACGTGCTTCGCCACCATCTTTCATCATCAACGGCTGCTGCTCTTCAGGGAACGGCGACTGCACACCTAACTCCAACCCCGCAATACGCTGGGGCGTACTGAAAATATCCTCTGTCTCCTGCGCGGCTATCTGATCTCGGTACTGGCGCGACAAGGAATTCTCATCATCCTCATCATCCTCCCGCGTATCCGCCAACGCCATCGCAGCTAACGCCGCCTGATAATTCGGCCCTAACTGATTCACCATATCCTGCGCCAACGGCTGCAACCGCTCACGCCCACGCATCGTCTCCTTCGGAGCCTGCGGCATAGGCACGGTCCCCGAGCCTTGCTCCTTGACAGACCGGCGGGCTAACGCCGTATCCCCTACCGCACCCATCTTCTTCTGCATCGACGCAATAAACTCACCCACCGTCTTGCCACGCAAGTCAGGGTTCTGCTTTATCACCTTCGGAGAAACAACCGAGGACAATGGGGAATTCGGATCAGCACCCAAAACCCTAGGGCCCCCCGTACTACCCAAAAAGTGCATCGAATAAAGCTCAGCGGGACTCGGGGCGCGGCCAAACTTCTTTATATACGTCCGCTCGCTATCCGCAATAATGTCCATCCCAATACGGATATTGTCCAACACACTTCCGCGATTCTCCTTCGTACCCCCATACCGCTCCCACGTCGGATCTATAATCTGAAACAACCCATACGCCGAAGACTTCGGATTCTTCGCCGTCGGATTTAACGAACTCTCCTTCTCCGCGATCCGTAACGCCACCGCCGGGTCCACCCCACGGGCAGTCGCCTGCTCCATGATTAATTGTTTAATGCGGTCCCTATCAAAGCTCTCTTCGGCCATGGCAAAATCCTCAACAAGACTGCCCGCAAGCTACCATATTTCCTAGTAATACTCCATCACCCGCGACTCCAAATCCCGCTCAGAATCATCATCCTCATCTAACTTCACAAAGTTGCCTTGCCTAAATCGCATCAAGGCCATGACCGTCACATCCACCTGATCATCATTGCTCCCGTTCGGAAACGCCGCGCACTCCTCCACCAAATCCTGCGCAAACTCCTCCCCCTCCGGATACCACACCATCCCACTCTCCAACAACGGAGCCACAGCATTCGCCCGACTTACCTTATCCTGCCCACTCCTCCTACCCCCCGGGCTATACATCGTCACAGGAATACCCATCTTCCGTAATTCCTGCTGCAACGGGGTCCCCGTCGCTTTCGCCTCGATCAATACATTATCGGGATTCCAATACAGGTACTCGGACCGCGCTATACGTTTCAGTTCAGGGAAATCCCAGCGCCCCTTCTGCACAGACAACAAAATTAAATTAGGGCCAGAGTCAGCAGAAGCGTGGAACACGCCCCACGTAGCGATCACGGAAAAGTCAGCCGTCTCCTTCTTGCTGTACGCCGTATCCATGGTCTGCAAAATGTACTCACAGTGCGGCGGCTCATCATGCTTCCACTTGCGCCACCACTCGCGCTTCAGAATCGCCCCATCATCATTGGTCGGCTGCTGCTGCCACTGCGCATTCCACTTCTTCAAACCAATCGACATCTTGACCTTTTCCAACTCGTCAAGACTCCAATACTCCGGCCACAGCGGCGTGTTACTCGGCAATATCGCCGGGAACTCCAATATCTCCCACTGGTCCGCTTTCAACTGCCCCTGCTGCCTTAGCAACCTTCCCGACAAGTCATCGGTCTTCCATCTTGTGTTAATGACAATGATTGCGCCATTCGGTTGCAAACGCTGACGAGGGCCGCTCGTGTACCACTCCCACGTGTTCTCCATCGCCGTCTCAGACACAGCATCCTGTTCATCCAAGATGTCGTCCAACACAACCACATCACCGCCGCGACCGGTCATCGCACCGCCCTTACCAATGAAAAAGGCTTCCCCACCGTGGGCCGTGTTCCACCGTCCGGCAGCCTTACTGTCCACCGACAGTTTCATCTCAGGAAATATCTCCGAGTACCGCTCGTCCTCCACCAGATTTCGAATCATCCGGCCAAAACGCTGCGCTAACTCCGCCGTGTGCGAACCCACAATCAATTTCGAATCCGGCTTTTTACCCATTAGATACGCGGGGAACAGGTAACTGCCCATCTGGCTTTTGCCATGACGGGGAGGCATCGCGATCATCAGACGCTTGCACTCGCCTGACACAACGCGGTCAAGGGCCTTCGCTATACGGCGATGATGTTCACCCACCAGCATTTCTGGCCAGACGTACTTGCAGAAGTCTAAGAAGTTAGACGATGCTTTTTCTCGAGCTTCGAGGAGCGAGAGCCGTAGCTCGAGGCGCAAGCGTTCTGCTTCGATTTCATCAGGTTTCATAGTTTCCTAATATATACCCCATGTTCGCATTGTACAAACAAAGGGGTGGTTTTATGGGGGTGGGGGTAAATAAAAAGGTTTTCCTGTGCCTGTCTTGGGCCAAAAACTGGGCGAAGGCTGAGCCTGAGCTGACGGGTCTGAAAATGGCCCTCCCCCCTTCCTTCTATCTCATTCCCCGTGTCGCGACACGGGGAATGTCAAGCTATCGCTCAGCTATAGCCGATAGTCATATGCAATTGGACAGGGGGCGGGTGCGTGTGCTGGGTGCTGCGCTGTTATAGGCCGGGCAGCGCCCGGCCTATAAGTCAAGACAATTGTATCTATCAGCGCGGCCGCGCTGATAGTGTGCAGAGTAGCAGGCAATAAAAAACCCGGGCCACGGCCCGGGTTCGGTGATCCAGACCGGCGCTGCCGGTCTGGTGTATCAGGCTTCGGCCTTCGCCTTCTCGGCCGCCTCGAGTTCCGCGTTGCGCGCATCGCGGGCCGCGCGGGCTTCCTCTTCGGTCTCGAAAGTGTCACGCGTACCGCGTGACACTTCGACGTACCCGTCGAAATAGGTGAAGGGCTTGCGGTAATCGTTGGCGTGGAAATAATCTAGCTTGCGGAATTGCAGCGCAATTCCGCAGAATGCTGCAACTTCCTTGTCAGTCATACCGGGCGGAATTGCAAATTCAATTCCGCCGATCTTGATGGTGCTTACTTTGGTGGTCTTCATCTCACTATCCTTTCTAGGGTTTATCGGTACTGGCTAGCCAGTACCGATAATGTACCCGAACTATTGACGGCCGTCAATACTCTATTACTCAACCGATACACTGAGCGTTAGATTGTGGCAGAGCTGGTCACGCACAATGTCAGTCCAGTCCACCTCACTGTCGAGATACTCCTGCACCTTTTCATCGATATCGACATTGTCGTTGAACCATTCGCTGGCCATGCTATCGAAGCGGTCATCTAGCCATTCGCTGACACGCGCGTCGATGATGCGGTTCAACTCGTCGCGCGGCACCGATACCATCACTGGCTCGAGCACACTTTGCAGGTCTTGCCGCGCCTCGGTGCCAGTCGCAGGATTATCCTCCACCGAGATGCGAACCTCGGCCGGGGGCAGCGGCAGCGGATCGGGCAACGCGATAATTTGCTTGGCCACCGAGTTCAACATCACGTGCAGCGCGGTCCGCGCTGCAGCCCGGTGGGCCGGATCGGGCATTGAATTGAACATCGTCTCGGTGTACTCGAAAGCCTCTTCGAGTGTATCGCGGGAAGCGAAAATTCCTACTTTGATGCTGGCGGCTAATTCGTATTTGCTCATCTCTCTATCCTCTCTAGGTTGTCAATCGGTACTGGCTAGCCAGTACCGATAATGTATCTGAACTATTGACGCGCGTCAATAGTTTATCAGGCCCGGTCCACCTGCAGCCCGCCGCGCGGGCCGAGCATCAAAACATAATCCGGATATTCAGCAAGCTCGGCGGGCCGTGGCGCAATATGCACTGTCGCACTGCAGGCTTGGCCATAGCGCCAGAGTTCGGCCGCGACAATGCGGAAAGCACGTTTGGCACCGGCCAGTGTCTGGTAAGCGCGGGCATCATCAAGCGAGTCATTATCAATGCGCAAAAAATATAGGTTTTTCATTTCGCTATCCTTTCTCAAAAGCTTATCGGAACCGGCGGGCCGGTTCCGATAATGTAACGGAACTATTGCCGCGAGTCAATAGTCCACGGCCAGCGCAACGCGGGCCAAGGGCAACCGGCCGGGGCCCGAGGACCACCGGCCAGCGACGAGCGGTGGAGGGACCGAGGCCCGGGGGCAGGTTTACCAGTGGCAGATTAAGCGGAAAAAAGCGCCGAGATAACCCGGCGCTCATAGGGAAAACCGCAAAAATGAATTGTTACTTAATCACGCTGCAGAATTTAACAATTCCAGCGCCCGGTTTTTAAGCGCCGCACCAGTGCCAAACCACGCTGATTCGAGGCGCGTATTGTCCGAGCGGCCGCGCTCGTGGTCTACCAATTGCGTCACAGCATTGAGCATCGCCCAACGGGTACCAGCAACACCCGGGATGTCGGAACCGATAGCCTTGCGGTTTTCGAACAAGTCCAAAACCCGCTTATATGCTTTGGTCTCTCTGATATCAAGCTTACTCTGGTGATAAGGCTTCAATAATTCGCAAATGAATAAATCGGAATCAGTAGCCGACATAGGGATGTGCGATAGCTGGCGCGACTGAACAATAAACCGCTCGAATTGATTCGCGACGATGCCAAGCTGCAGGCGAACCGCATCAGCGTCGAACCGCTCGGAGTGCAAAACCCGGACACTTGATTTTAGATAACCCTTGTCCGTCTCATCAGCGCGGCCGTTAACGGCCGGGGTGATGGTGTTATTACAAACCACCCGGATAGCGGTGAATTTTGCAATCGTGGCCATTGTGCCGTCGTAGCTGGTACCGAGTAATAGGTACGGCTTCACTAAGTCACCATCTACCACCGGGGCAGCATCACCAACACGGGCCAGCGCCCAAACCCGGCGGCCGTCAGATAACGCCCCGGCCGTTTCCATTTGAAACCCGCCGATGTCGGAAAGCTTGCGGAAAAAGTCCATCACTTGCCCGGGCTGGACCACGTTGTAATCCTTACTCACCACTGCCAGCGGGGCACCTGTGTCTGAGCGTGTCAATACTTTGCGATCAGGCCAAACCTGCAAGCCAGTGACGGCCGGAGTGACGTATTGAACATCGGAGGTCTCGACGGTATAGCCTAGCCCGGCCTCCTGAGTCCATTGTTCAATTGTCGCGCCTTCCGACAATTGGCGGCCGAGGCCGTGCCATGGGGTTTGTCCAGCGTAAGCAATTGCAGCGCGGCCGGTTGTTTGATCAATCATGTGAGCCATTTCTCTATCCTCTCTAAAAACGGCCGCCACCGGCCGATGTCTGAATAATCCAATATTCCGGGAATATTAGCTAATTGATTTTTTCAATCAACTATTGAGCGCCGATTATTTCCAGCTCCCGAGATCAGCAAGCCACCACAAAACCACAAAAATAACGATTAACAGAATAATCATGCGGCTACCTCTCGGCCGATATCTCCGGCCACATGATGACGCAACAGCGAACCCGGGGGCAGCGAACGAGCAAAAGCGCGAAGCGCCTCGGCATCATTAGCCGCGCCGGTTTTTTTGGTGCCATGCCACTGTATAGCGGTCGGGCCGCTTGCAGCATAACAACCCCCCTCACCAGTGCCGACACGTTTTTTACCAGTGCCATGCGCAACAAAAACGATTACGTAATCCCGAGTCGGCCGGGCGCATAGCGGGCTACCATCGCCGCATTGCTGGCAAGTGAATGAATCCGACAATTCGGCCGGACAACGCACGAAGCGAACCCCCTCGATTTTTTGCGGCCACTGTGTATTTTCCGGGGCAGCATATACGGCCGGGCGGCCGAGTGAGTAAGCCCGAACCGCTTCGGCCGTGGTATCGCACGAAGCATTAATGACGGTTTTCCCCTCGGCCGGGAGCGGCAGCGCATCAGCGGCAAAGTGAGAATAAGTCCACGCCTTGCCGTTACGCGGCACCGCGTCAGATATAGCCTGCAAGTATTCCGAATCAATTTGATTCGCGCCGGTTTCGCTTTTTGGGTGTAAGCCACACGTTTTCGGGCACGTGCCATAAGTCTGATGTTCACCTGATCGGTAGGTAACAGCAATCGGGCCGGTTTTTCGGTTCCCTGATATCGCGACAGTCTTCAGCATCTCTCTATCCTCTCTAATAGTCGGACAACCCGACAACCACATGATACACTTTCCGCGCATCAATTACAGTTTATTTTTCCTATGGTTTTTCAATTCCTAATAGCAATTTTCTAAGCTCTTCCCAATCCACAGCATCAGAGGACCATCGGCGCACGGGCGCAACGCGCAAGCCCTCGAGAGCAACATCGGGGGCTTGGCCACCGTGATAGAGAAAAACTAAGCCGATTCGCTTCCCAATAGGCAAATGCTTCACAAGCAAAAAGGCCGGGCACCCATAGGACCAATGGCGAAAAAGAAAAGAGATTTGATGCGGCCGAACGTCAACCTTTAATCCGCGCCGCACCACCTTATTTTCCAAAAAGCCAACGCGGCCGCCGCCAAGCTTATCGGCCACCACCATATCAGGAAAGCCAAGATTGGCCACCGATTCAACGCGGGATATATCCACATCTCGCAACCGCTCCCGGACATAATCCGAAAAAACAGATTCAGGTTTCCTCGCCATCGTCCTCTGAAAGCCTCTCAAACACGTCAGGAGGCGGATTTTCCACCGGGAGGGTGAAAGCAGGGTCCACGTCCTTTTCGGCGCTCTCACGCACGTCTGAGGGCTCCAGATCGATTATGGCGGTGGGGGGAGGGCCGCCATAGAGTTTTTTCAACTCGTCAAGTTTGCGCTGTACTTCCTCTTTGCTCATTGAATCGATAGTGCCGTGCCGGATTTCCTTCCGCTCAACGTAAATCGTCCCCAATGCCTGCCCCCGCCGATACTCAGCCTGAACAGCAGCAGCAAAAGCGCCCGCCTCCAGCGCCTTATCGCGAATTAGCTGCAGGTCTTTCATATGCCGCTCATACGACGTGTTGTACTTCGAAGCCAGTTCGGCCCGGTATTGCTGGATAGCCGCAACGACGTGCGGATTGATGTCCGGGTTAGTCAACTGCCAAGCGATAACAGAAGCGCTTTTTTCGTTGTAGCCCGCCCGAATAGCCGCTTCCTTCATCGTCACCCGGCCGTCGCCTGATACGTACTCGGTAATGAACTTCCAATGCTTGGGCGTGACCATCCGCTTGCGGCCCGTCATTGTCTTCAAAGAGGACAGCGACGGCACCTTTTCAGACATCCGCTGCGCGGCCTTCTTCGGCACCACAGGCGGGACGTTCCAAACATCCTTCTTTGGCATTACGAAAGCCTCCACAAGCGCCAACCGTCTTCAATCCTACGCAGGGTGAACTTCCAATCGGATTTGTACTTGGCAGCGTACCTGACGGCCGCTACACGCGCCGAGATAGCCTGTCGTTCCGTTGAAAAGAAAATGCTATCGCCGGGCTCCATGTCAGGAAACGGATACCGCGTCCGACTCGCTGGAATCTCTACATTCTGATCAATTTCATACATCGTATAACCTCCTAAACCAACTGCCTAGATATTACGCAGCGAAACTCGTATAGTCAAGGAAACTTCCGAACACCAACCCCCAAACCAATCCAAGGGTTCCTATAGACTTTTTTTGACTAAGAAAAAAAAATGAAACAAAAAAAGCAGTCTCACGGGTCCCCCCTGAATATTTGTATTTCTTACGTTTCCTAAATATAAACGTGATGCTAACGTAAGTCTGAAAACCCGCACCAGTACTCGTTTATTACGGCATTACGTCTATTACGCCTAATTTCACAAAAAAAAATCAAAAATAATTTCTTAGTGAAAAAAGTTCTATAGGGAACCCTTCAAACATATAAAAAACCGCGTTTCCATAACTTTTCGATCTAATCCCCACAAAGATTTTCCTTGCATCAATACCATTCATGCCTTACCATAACTCCGGTAAATCGTGAAACCTATGTAATTACTACCCGGTCCCCGGTCCGCGTTCCATAACTAACCAACCAACCACCAACACAGAAAGGATAGCACAGCATGGACCCTGATGAAATCGTAACCTTAATCGCAGGTATTCTTGGTGCAATCATTGGCTGCGCAATTGCAGTAATTGTTATATCGCTTTTCTTACACGGGGTATGACATGAGAGCAGCCATTCGCTATAAGTATCTAATCGAATCGGAGTACAACGACATGCCCTGTTTGTTGGGCGTGATCCATTTCACGGTATTGCCCGGGGGTGCTGACCCGTGGGTCGCGGACAGTGATATAGATTGTTACGGCTATCGAGAGGTGGTATTTGACATTTTGCAGCCGAGTAAAACCCTTTGGAAGGATGCGGACGAGGCGGTGCATAGGAATCCTCGTTTATTAGGGTATTACGAGGACTTGATTGAGACGGAATTGGGGGAATTGTTATGAGTGAGCACAATGGTTCGCGTGGCGTGAATCCTGCGGAGATAGAGAATCTGGACGAGTGGGAGTTAGCGATTTGCTACAAGTGTGGCTTTATTGATGATTGGTCGGAGATTCCGGGTGGTCAGTGTTCTTTTAGTGGTGAGGGGTTGAATTGGTGTCCTGAGTGTGGGGACATAGAGAGCTTGGTGGATTACACGCCGGAGAGGGCGTTGATTATTGCTGAGCAGGTGGCGTTTAAGAAGGGAGAGAGGAAATTGTCATGAAGAAGTTAATTGTTGGGATGGCGTTGCTGTTGCCGTTGGTAGCCGGGGCGGCGGCCGAAGAGTGGATGGAATTAAAGAATCAGGCGGGCGGGAAGATTTTGCTGCTGGCGCACAAGTGCTCATTGAAGGGTGCGGAGCATGGGCGGATGGTAATTGCGACGAGTCCTGCGGGCCCGAACACGAATGGGTGTTGGTACGTGTTGGCGGACATGATTCATATTGTCTGGGAGGGCGGTGGTACGTCGTCGTTTGATCCGAAGGATTTTGAGTACAGGAAGCGGTGATGGAAGAGCGGGTGAAGAAACGGTTCTGCACGACGTGTCAATTTGATCGTGTGGAGGAGGGTGGCGAGTTCCGTTATTTTGGAAAGGCCAAGCGTTGGATATGCCGCAGTTGCGTGGCTAAGACGGCCGAGAGGCTGGCGCAGAGAAAGGAGCAAGGACATGACAGAAGCGCGTGAGATACGGCACAGCTATGGCTGTGTGAAGGAAACGGACATGGTGTTATTGCGTCGGGCCCCGAAGGTGAAGATGAAGATTGAAAGTATCTTGGGCCGTGAGACGCGTAAATTTTGCATTGCTGAGGTGAAGATATGGACGCGGAAGGTGGAGAAGGAGCCTGAAGATCGTAGTCCATACGATTGGATGAGGGCTGAAAAGCCGAAGAAGCAGGAAAAGCAGGAGTGGACGCGGAAGGTGTATGTCGATGTGGTGACGGGTACGATGTATGACTTTCACACGAGGGTATGTTTGAGTTCGTCAAATATTAGGATGGTGGATTGATATGGGAGACAAAATGATGCCGTTTGATACTTCTTACATTAAGACTGCGTGGAACTGGGTAAATGCTTTGTGGGCCAAGTCCCTTGCTGCGATTGTGTTGTTCTATATAGGGTTATGGATTGGTGGGGTGATGGCGGAGGGGCGGATTGTGAGTGATTGCAAGTTTGCTGGGAGCTTCCGCGCTGACATACAGGCCTTTAATTGCCAACGGAGGATTTGATGAAAGCGTTTCCATTGAAAGCGGTAAACAAGTTTGACGATTGCGAGGGCATGGACTTGCGCGATTATTTTGCTGCTAAAGTTTTAAGTGGAATCTCATCGGTAACAGGCATTGATTTTGGTACTGTTGATGACGTAGCAATTACTTGTTACAGATTGGCAGACGCAATGATGAAAGCGAGGGAGGACAAACGATGAATGCCGAGGACATCATCCGCATGGCGCGGGAAGCTGGCGGCAATGACTGGGGAATATTCCGCGACTTCATGCCTGAACTCGAACGCTTTGCCAAGCTAGTCGCATCAGCGGAGCGCGAGGCGTGTGCCGTGGTCGTAGAGAAGGCGGGCATGGAGGGGTATGGGACCTTAGCCGCTGCGTTGTTGGTGAGAGAGAGGGGTGCGCCATGACTGTGATTGATTTAGCCAAGAAGCGCCAGCCGGTGACTTATACGTTGGTCATTACACATCACTGGGATGGAACCTTTGAGTTCACCGTGTTAGATGTTGCCGATGATGAGCGTAGTCAAGAATCAGTTGGATATGCTTTGAAAAAAGCAGCAGAGGCTTGGGCAAATATCCGCCACAACGAAGCAATCAATACCCTCCGCGCCCGACTCGCGCAGCCTGAACAGGAATGGAAGTACAACCCAATGACAGGGGAGCCGCTGATTGATGGTTGGCCTTTGTACTCAGGATTGCCACAGCGCGAATGGCAGGGTCTGACGTATAAGGAGCGTAATGATTGTCTGGTTGAGGCAGACCCATGCGAAGCGTTGTTAGATCACGAAGCGCATGAACTTATGCGAACTGTCGAAGCCAAGCTGAAGGAGAAGAACGGTGGATAAAACATTTGCAGCAATTGAAAAACTTAAAGAAGTCGAACTGGAGTTGCACCGGCTGAAAAACTACGCAGAGATGATGAACCGCTCAGTCGAAGCACAGCGCGAATGGCAGGGGCTGACGGAGGAGGAAGTTATGTCGCTGTTGCCCGGTGCAGTCAGGCTCCCACCCGGATGGGTAGATACAGTCCGTGCCATCGAAGCCAAGCTAAAGGAGAAGAATGGTGGATGATGTTGGAGATCGGTTCGCGCACCGGTTAGCCGTGATGCTGGAATGCGCGTTGTTGAGACCAGAGAGATCGTGGGACGCGGCCCATGAGTTGTTAGACGAGTACCGCCAAGCGCTTCATGGCCGTGAAGGGGCCACGGGGCTATCACATGTGGAAGACTAGGGAGAACAGCAATGGGTGAACAAGAACGATGGGCAGAGCAGCAGCATATTGCTAATGAGGCTGCGGATGTCTTGGATAAGCTGATTGAGGGTTTAGGGCAGATTGAGCAGATTGGGCTACATGCATTTGTAGCAACTCATGCGAACATCGTGGAAGCTTCGTTGACCATGATGCGTGAGGTAGTCTTACAGGAGTATGGGCTGAGCAAGGAGCCTATTGTGCGAACGGACATGGACGATTTTGTGGAGTTCGTGGTCCATGAAGGCAACAAATAAGGAGGCGGGTCATGAAATTCAAAGTCGTTACGGAAGATTACATGGTGGTGCCGGAAGTCAATCTGTACGGTACCTCGGCTAAACACGCTCGGTTGCTGGATGACTTCAAATGGCGGCCGGGGGCAAATGTACAGGCGATTTGGCGCAAGTATGGGTGGGTGCCACCAACAGAGTATCGCGAAGATTATCTTTTCAAGCATAACCGAGAGGAAACATAAGATGGGAAGGCCAAAGGGTTCGAGTAACTGTACACCACTGCCTGCACACCCCCTGATAGACCAATTGAAGTGGGAGTTTGCGTTGTCCTCGGACGGTCAGTTGTGTGACTTTTTGAAGGTGTCGCGCAGCACGATGTCTAAGATTCGGCACGGGACGAATGCTGTAAGTTCGGATTTCATCTTGCGTGTTCACAAGACAACGGGATGGCCGGTGGAGCGGATTGAGGGGTTCCTGTGAAAGGGGTGAAGATGGTGAGTGGGAACGAGATTGAGCGTGTTGCCAGTAACTTGGAGGATCGTGCGCGGGATGAGGACGATCTGTCAGCGGCCAAATGGCTGCGGGAGCTTCACCACATCATGGATGCCGCGCGAGACGTGGTCATGGCTACCAGCTACGAGCAGAGTAAGGCTGCGTATGGTGAGCTTTACCATATCTTTCGTGGCAAGAAGGAAGACTGATGGCAAAGAAAAAGCCCCGGTGGGCGGAACTTGGTAATGGCAACATTGCCTACGTAGATAGTGACGGGATGATCATGGCCCGCGTTACGTACAACGTGTTGGACGGGACATTCCGCTATCAGGATAAGGACTTCATCGACGCGGCCGCAGTGATGCGGCACGTCGAGAAGGAAAAGTTTTGGAACGAAGATAGCTAGCTACTTGCGTTTATTTCGCCTCTCCCCAGTTCGGGCCGACTTCTACGTCTACCCGGCTGGGGATTTCCATTTTGACGCAGTTCGCCATAATCTCCGCAGCCCGTTCAGCCTGAGCGCGGTCTTTTACTGACAACACCAGTTCATCGTGCACTTGGAGCAGGAGGTTTTCTCCGGCCTCATGCAAAGCCACCATGGCCATCTTGGTCTGATCCGCCGCTGATCCTTGAATCAGGCGGTTCAATCCTTTGTAGGTGCCTGCCCGCTTGATCCGTGGTCCGTATTCCACGACGGCCTGTTCGTAAGGCAGCGCCTTGTTCACGCCCCACTGCATGGGTTCCCACAGAGGGAAGCGGCACTTGCGGCCCAAGAGGGTACGGATAGCGCCACCGGCAGCCGGATGGTCGATACGGCGCATGACCGAGTTCACCGTGCCTTTTAGGAATGGCACCTTCTTGTGAAAGGTGTCGATTAGTTCCTTGGCTTCTTCGTGGGACAGGTCGAGTTGTGTGGCGAGTTTGGCCACGCCCATGCCGTACATTAGTCCTAAGCCGATGGTCTTGGCGGCCTTGCGTTTAATTCCTGCCATGTCTGCCACCATCTGGTGGAAGTCGGTGTCGGGGTTGTTCCGGTACGCGTCTACCATGGTCTCCGAGCCGGGTAGGTCCAGCAGCGAGGCGTAATGCACTAGCAGGCGCGGCTCTTGGGAAGAGAAGTCATTAGAGGCCCACAGTTCGCCTTCCTCGGGCAGGAACAGAGAGCGCACCAGCGGGCCGATGACCTCGTGCCGGGCAGGTACCTGCTGGAGGTTTGGGTTGGCCATTGATAGCCGCCCTGAGACCGTTCCGCCATCGTCTGAGCGCAGTTGGTTGATGTGGGGGTGGATACGCCCACTCTTGGCAGAGAACTCAAGGTAAGGCCGCAGGAATGTGCTGTGCGTCTTATTGGTCTCGCGGGCCTCGATAATTAGTTTGCCGATCTCGTGCGGGCATTCATCCAAGAAAGATTTGGTGAAGCTTGGCAAGCCGGTATCGGTCTTTGGGTAGGGGACGCTTAGCTTGTCGAAGGCTTTAGCAATCGAGGCGGCGGCCCAGATGTCCACGCCAACCCCGGACAGGCTCTTTATTTGAGCCACCAAGCCACGCTCCCGGAGGACCAGTTCCGCGATAGTCTGCTCACATCGATTACGGTCAAAGCGAACACCCTTGGCCGTTATCGATAGAAGCACAGGGAACAGGCGCGTCTCCAGATCAAAGATGGACTCGACATCCTCCTGTTTGAGCTTGATTTTGAAGGCTTGCCAGAGCTTTAACGTCAGCGCAGCATCCTGCTCAGCGTACTCCCCAACATACATGGCGGGTAGCTTCCACAGTTCCTTCTTGGGGTGCACACCGAAGTCCCCGGCCGCTTCTTTCAGCCCTGCCTCGCTCTTTACCTCTTTGAGGTAGTCGAAGCCTAGCGCGTTAAGAGAGAAAGAGAAGCGGTTTTCGTCCAGCAGCGGGGCCGCGATCATCGTATCTAGAATACGGCCATTTATCTTATAGCCTGACGATAGTAGCCAACCCATATCATAGGCAGCGTTGTGCATGATCTTGTCGGCAGGTGTGGCTAGTACATCAGCCATCCATTTTTCCACACGCTTTTTATCGAGATTTCCGCCTCCGGCATGGGCAACAGGGTAATACCCTGACCAGCCATCCACGGCCACCGCGTAGCCGACGATGAAGCCGTCGTTCCTTGGCCAGCCGGGGCCCATAGACTCCAGATGCGGATCACAGGTCTCTAGGTCGATGGCGATTTCTTTGGCGGTAGAGAGGTTTGGGAACGTCTCTGGAGCAACCCAATCGGACTTCATTGGGAAGAGGGGTAGTGTTTTCAAAGTCTGAATCCTCTGTCGTAGTTCTTTGGCATAACGAGATGTAGCGTTTTCTTGGCTCTTGTAACGCCGACGTAGAGCAGGCGGTTGACGCTGTCTGAATCGACGGAATACTGCTTAGCGAACTTGGGGGATAAGTCCAACAACATCACGACATTGTCGGCCTCACCGCCCTTGGCTCCGTGGATCGTGGAGAGTTTGATGCGGTTCGCCGTAGATACTTTGTAGCCACGACGCAGGACGGCACGGAGGTATTCCCGCTTGTCCTCGCTGACCTTGGTCAGCGCTTCGTGCCACACGGCATCAGTCAATAGACCGAAGTGCTCACGCAGGGTGGATAAATCATACTCAATGATGTCTACCTGTCCTTTGAAGTTCCGGTGTCCTCGGGCCACGTCATTTGTGCCGAGGTATTTGTAGATGTTCTGCGCGTCTGTGATGCTGATGGACAAGCCTTTGCGCAGCCGCTCCCAATCGATCACGGCTTTTAAGACGTTGGGCGAGATGCTCGGGACGTGGTTACGCTCAAACAATACGCCGTTGCTCTTCAGCCATTCATGGACGGGGTTGAGCAGGTAATTGGTGCTGGCAAGAATCAGCCATTCGCCATCATCCACCTGTACGTCTTCGAAGCGGTAATACTGTTTGATTGCGCCGATGTAGTCACGTGGATACCACGTCTTTTCTTGCCGCTTGCGGATGCGCTTGACGATTCCATTGGCAAGACTGTGGACGGTGGCAGGGATGCGATAGGACTGCTGTAGCACGTGAACATCACCCTCGAAGTCGAGGAAGGCTTTGACATCTGCGCCTGCCCATGTGAACACGGCTTGATCATCGTCCCCGGCAACAAATACGCGGTTAGCCTTTGCGACGAGCTCGAAGACGAGGTTCCACTGTAATCGGGACAAGTCCTGTGCTTCGTCGATGATGAGTACCTCGAGGCGCGGGAGCCGCGATGGGTCAAGGCAGGCCAGTTCTAACAGGTCCGTGAAGTCGAGCAGATTGCGGGAGGCTTTGTAGTGCCGGTACGAGCGTTCGACGAACTCAAAGTGGTGCCATTCGATGTTGATATCCGACGCGTTGTAGTGGGTGCGCAAGTCAACGCCACGGATACGAGCGAGGTTGATCTCATTCAGAATAGGGTTATCGGCTTTGGCGAAGCCTTCTTCCTCATCCTTTGATATCTCGAGTGCGATCCCTGTCTGCGCAGCGAACTCGGTGTAGTGCTCCGGCTGCATGATGTCATCAGCCTTGGTGCCGAGGCAGTGGAAGGCAAGACTATGCAGTGTACGGAAGTACGGGAAGTCGGTCTTTGCATTGAGGTCGGGGAACTTCGCAATAGCTCTGTCCCGCGCTTCGTTAGCCGCTTTTCTGGTGAAAGAAAAGTAACCGATCCTTCCCGGAAAAACACCGTCCGATAGCTCCTGCTCCACTTGGTTCAGCAAGTAGGTAGTTTTCCCTGACCCCAGCTACGGAGGGCCAAAGACTTTGCGAATATGCGCAGTCATTGGCCCTTACTCCCTTTAAAGTGTAGATGAAGCTTTATATGTTCAGACTGTGTCATCACTTGCAAATTTGATGGATCATTGTTCCATTTGTCTCCATCAATATGATGAACAATTTCTCCCGGGGCCAAAGGTCTATTTAATATTTTTTCAGCCACAACACGATGCATGTGACGACCTTTATATTTGACGTAATTTTCTCTACTTCCGCTATACCGCAAAGAATCGGGGTTGCGGAAAGATGCTCTTCGTCTTTGCTCTTCACTGTCAAATAAGTTGGCGTTATGGCCACTAATGAAGCGTAAGAATTGGCCTTTAATTTGCCCTCTTTGGCTTCTCGTTCTTTTTGCTATAGGAGCTGGGTGGCCACACCCACAGGCGCAAAGCCAAATGAAGTTCATTGTATTGTCCCTTTCAATACGCCCCTTATGGAAAAGAAAGGCCAGACAGTAAGGGAACTGTTTTTCGCTCCGTCGAGCTAGGCCTCCGTAACTATACATCAGAACGGACTTCCCTGCTGTCGTACAGTCTCAGTGACGAAAGGTGCGTCTTGCCCAGCAAAACGTGGGATACGCCAACAGCGCACGGTTCTGCCTTTCAAGAACATACTCATTGGCTCACCGCCAAGATCACGCATACGCTGCGCCATCTTAGGTGCGGTCATGCCTTTGAAGTTGTTACGCACCAGATGCGCTTCGAGGTCCTTCATCCTGAAGTAACACTTACCGTCATCGGGTTCAATCCAAGGACGGCCCATCAAAATTTCATCACGATCCATGGCCTGTTGTAGATGGGTTGTGAACTCTTCGAGCAAGTCCATGAACCGTCCCGTAACTGAAGTGTCCTCACTGGCTTCCGATATCTGTTCTGTTTCAACCATTTCCTTGAGAAGCGCATTAAGCATATTTTCCCAATCGCTCTTCTTGAGCGTAGGCGGTAATGTATTAAGCTTCTCCAAGCAAGCCTTTTGGAACGCAGCTTGGTTGAATAGACTGTCTGTTTCCAGTTCGATCCGCCTACCATTGATATCCAAGAACCAAAGAGGCGGCTCAGACGCGTACTTAGATAACGAGGAAAGCGTGGGCGAGTCGGGACCATGTCCGCCAATCCCAAAGCGACGAGTCCGGCAAAGACCGCTGTTGCAGAAACTATTGAGCGGCGCGTCCTTGCACTTGTATCGATACTCTTTCTTCTGGAGTTGTTTGATGACAAGCTGCACCTCGTTGTTTGGTAGCGGTGGCCCGAAGTACTTCAGATTATGTTCGACGACTCGATCTTCCCAACTCGCAGGCGCAAGTTTTTTAAGGTAAATACCGACATTAAAGAGCCCGTTGTTGCGCGTTCCTTCAGGGAAGCCCTGACTACAGAGGGCTTGAAGGCACGGCGGACCATCTTTGATCGGAGCCTCTGCCATTTTCGGCGGCTCTGGTACGACAAGCGGGCCGCTCTGGACGGACGCTTCGTAAAGAGTAAAAAACTCTTCAAGCGTAGCTGCCGAGCCGTCAAGGTTAAATGCATATCGTGTGCCATTGTCGCCACCGAAGTACGGAAGATTTAAGAAGTTGCCGGTATCTCCTCGGTCCACGAGGATTTCTGCTTGCTTGGGGAATATCTCGCGGCCAGCCTCGCCCAACAGCGCAGCACACGCTTTGAGGTAGTCCTGCATATCACGCGCAGGAATAGGCTCACGCACAAACAGAAAGCAATGTGCGCCACCGGACTTACTGCGGCAGACGATTAACGGGAGTTTGAGCGATTGAATCTTCTCAACCAAACCCTTGTGATCAATCGGATACTGATCAATATCAATGCAGCCCCATATGCAACTATTGTCAGCGCGAATAGGAATGATGCCAAGAGAAGGGTCAACACCTTCGAGATGACGTTCC